AACTGTCAGATCTGGATTATGTTTCAAGTCGTGCCCCCGTGAGGGGGCATCCCATTGTTATAATTGCAATATCTTGTGCTCTCCTGTTTCAAACTTTACTACTTATATTTAAGGCCCATTAAGTTGCGGTTACGGTGGTATTTCCGGTAAAACTTATTATTATGCGCGTGTAAAAGCCGCTAATAGCGGGATACGATTAGCAGCAGAAAAGCGGCAGCCTGGGGCTATTCGGGCGGCCCTGTCGACACGGCGGCTAGTAGCAAAATAGCGGGGGAATTCCTCCCCCGCCATGAATTAATATTCCAGTCGACGCATCAGCTCCGCCGGGATTTCTGGCCCGGACAGAAGTTCGACGTCCACACACAGCTCGTCGGGGCTCGGTGCAGAATCCGGGTCGTAGTAGGTGTCGAAATCACCTACGCTATGCCGCCAATCTGCAGCCTGACTAAGGCAGCGCAGTACGTCCTCCACCTTATATGTTTCGGAATCTTCATCGTACGGCAGGCGTCCGGATTCAAAAAAGGCATTTGCCCAATCCGGTTGACCCCATTCATATATGTAAATTTCCACCGTTCTATTTCCGTCAGTCAGTTTCATTTTCGTGCCCTCCGCTCAACCGTTTTCGTATTCGCAGTGAATTTTCACTGCGAACGCCAATTCCTTGGCCAGTTCTTCCGCGCTCATTTTGTGCGCGGAGTTGCAGACTTTGATTAGATCCGGGTCGGTGCTTACGGTGTACCCATCCACCGATTGGATCACGCGGAATTTGCCAGTCGCGAGGTTTGCAAAAATCTCGTCGGTGTGCCCCGAATATTCGGGGTAGGTCTGCGTCTGCGCCGCTGTAGCGGCGATTTCCGCACGTGTGAATCTCTCCAAGATTGCATTGATGTTTTCCATTTTCGTTTCCTCCTATT